CTTGGAGTGGTTACCAGCATAGTTTCCTTTAATGACCTGGGACCCGTGGAGCAGATTGAGAAACTGTCCAGGATAATAAATGCTACCCCTAGCCTGAAAGCGGTGTGTGTGGAAATAAACAGCATAGGAGCGGTGTATTACGATATGCTTAAAAAGAAGGTGGGAGAAAAGGTGAAAAAGTTCAACACCTCCAACGAAACCAAGAGAAGCATAATCGAGCAACTGATATCCGCTTTCCAGACTTCTTCCCTGGGTATTCCCTATGATGAGGAACTGATACTGGAACTCCAACACTATACTGCTGAAAAAACACCCAAGGGAGGTCTTACCTACAACGGGGCTGATGGTGTTCATGACGACTATGTGATTGCCCTTGCCCTGGTCTATGATGCATATAAAAAGAGATATAACAGTTCTTTCTCCTTCCGGATGGTTTAAGTGTAGCCCCGGGGAGATAACTGCTTGATAATGAATTAAAGTACAAGTTTTATGACGACTATAAGTAAATGGGAAGAAATGACGGTTGCTGACCAGATTAAAATGAAGGAAATCGGGGAACTGCAACTGGCTACCGAAGACGAGAAGAATTTGAAGGTTGCCGCACATCTTGCCGGTATTCCTTATGATGAGATTTTGCTTATGCCCCTGGAAAAGGTGAGAGGGATTATGAATAACACGGAGTTCCTTCTTCACCAGCCGAAAGCAAACAAAGCACGGAGAAAGTACGAAATCAACGGGCATACATATACGCTTTTCAAGGACCCCAGCGAGATGAGCGTTGCGCAGTACATCTCATTCCAGCAGATATACAGGGAGGGCTTTGATAAACGACCCTTGGAGATGCTTTCCATATTCCTTATCCCGGAAGGGCACAAATATAATGACGGGTATGATATGGAAGAGGTTATGAACGACCTGCTTGCTTTAAGTATTCCTGATGCCCTGGGAGTGTGCGATTTTTTTACGGAGCGGTGCTTGAAGTCAATAGAACGAATGAAGACGTACTTCGCCCTGATAATGGGAGTGGAAAAACTGAAAGCACCGAAAACAAAGAGGGAAGCAATCAAAGCAGCGGAGATACAGGTGAGGCTGATACTGGACGGGTTAAAGGAACTGTATGGCTCTCTTGCATCGAGGCTATAAGCGACCTTACCAAGTACGAGTGGGATAAGGTCTTCCAGATGAGTGCTATGGAGTTTTTTGTCTTCCTCAAGTACGTCAATTACAAGCGACGCAAGGAGGAACTGGAAATAAAGAAGTTAAAGAAACGTAAGTGATGGAAATAAAGTGGAACCACCTGCTTTCCGCCCTTGACAGGTTTGCAGACAGGTTTATAGAAATAGCAAGGGAAAACATTCTTAACAACGGGTCGAATGCTTCCGGGGAACTTGGTGATTCCTTGGAGAAGATTGTTGAAATCGGTGAGGATAGTTTTTCCGTAAAGATATCCCTGGCTGATTACTGGTACTACGTAGAGCACGGAAGGGGACCGGGTAAGTTTCCACCACCACCAGCCATACAGAACTGGATAGAAGTAAAACCTGTCAATCCTGTCCCGGGTGTGGATGGAAGAACACCTACTGTACAGCAACTCTCTTTCCTCATAGGGAGAAAGATTGCCCGGGAAGGAACGGAACCGAAGCCCTTTTTCGAGCCTGCAAAGCAACAGGTGTTACAGGAACTCTCCGACGCTATTGACCAGGCTATTGACGACGATATTGCAGACTTTATCCAGGAGGCTGTTATACGTAAAATGGAAGAGACTTTCGGGAGGAAATAACTATTAAAAAAACAAAAAAATGCCATCACTTTATACCAATCCAATTTATAAGGATACCTACTATACCACCGGGGCTGCTTCTGTAAATTACCGTATTGAACTGGAAGGGGCTAATATCTTTTCCGGGAAGGCTGTACGGTACCCAGATGCAGATGAACTCCAGATAAACATAAACAAAATATGCCGAAACTACCTGGAAAGCGATATCCTTGCCCTGCTTGAAGAGCTGCCGCTGTCGGTGGAAACGGAGCAGCAGCCTCACGGACAACGTACTTTCAATCTTTATGTGAATGATGTGAATGTCGCTGACTACCGCTTTTACCAGGATTATTCCTACAACAGATATGGAAAGGCTGTTACCGGTCTGTCAATCAACATATCCAACCCCATCAACGGTCATTATATTCCTTCTATGCTTAAACTTAAAAGCACGAGGAACAGTACAAACGACCTTTCAACCGTATTTACCCAGGGAGTTGTCGGTCCTTCTGCTGCCCTTGGCTATAATACACAGGTAAAATGTTCTCCCTATGTTCTTTACTACCTTAACTCCTATGGTGGCTGGGATGCTTTTGTAATAGAGGGTAATGCTTTCAAAAGGGACAGCATAACATCATTCCAGACGGACAGGGCTTACAACAATACCACTATGGAGTTTGAAACCGACAAGTATGTGAATGAAATCAAAACTTCCTACGAACTGAATACCCACTACCTGTCTGACGAGGAAGCAAAGAACCTGGTAAAGAACCTTATCGGCAGCACCAAGGTCTATATGCACAATATGGACGAGTTGTGGATAAAGCCGGTAATCATAACCGACAGCGAGCCAAACTACCAGACGTACGAGACCAACGGAAGGAAACTCTGTCAGTACAAAATCAAGGTGACGGAATCACAAAGCAAAATACGCAGATAAGATGAAGAACGACATAAGGTTATTCATAAACAATCAGGAAATAGAATTCAGCAAAGACCCCCAGATACTGCTTAACTACAAGGAGACGGAGTTGCATAACCCTACGGTGGTACGCAATTCCTTCACCAAGCAGATTGTAGTTGAGGGAACCCCGAGGAATAATGATATTTTCGGGCATATATGGAACTTGGAGAGGGTGCAGGCTGATAATTTCAATCCTATTCGCAAAACCGATTTTCAACTCTTTGTAAATGGGGAACTCTTCCAGAAGGGCTATTGCAAGTTGGACAAGGTGACGAGAACCAACAACACAAATGAGTATGCCCTGACACTTTATGGAAATCTCGGCAGTTTTTTCTATAATTTGACTTATGACCAGGATGATGCTTCCAACGCAAAGAAAACCCTGGCTTCCCTTAATTACAGTACCGACGACCAGGAGGAACCGGACCTTGAATTCACCATAGACAAGGATACGGTTTATGAGGCTTGGGAACAGATTACCGGAAACGGGACCATAACAAGACCCAAGTGGAACGTCATCAACTTCATCCCTGCTCTTAACGGCATCCCGGGTGATTTTGATGCAAGCAAGATACTTATCAACTTTAACGACCTTAACGGAGCAGGAGCAACCGGTTTCTATTCCAGGAAGACGGAAGGCGATGTGACTTATAGTGCAGTTCTTAACGGTGTTGCCAATCCAAGCGGTTATGGTATGGCGGAAGCGAGAGAGGAACTGCAGGAATGGCAGACCAGGGACCTTCGTAGTTATAACCAGCGTCCCTGTATAAGTATGAGAAGAATAATCAACGCTTGCTGCCAGCCCGAAAACAACGGAGGCTACAAGGTTGAGTTGGACCCCCACTTCTTCCACGATGAGAACCCCTATTACTGGGATAGTTGGGTTACCCTTGGAATGCTTAAAGATTTGGAGGGTGTCCAGGGTGGAGAAACTTTCGATATCACCGGGGCAACTATTTCCAGTACATCTTCTTCCCAGTTGAGGAACATCTACCCGGTTATTTATGACGCTCCCCTCGTAAGCATCAACAACGTAACTATGAGTGTGAGCGTAAGGTTCAATCCTTCAACTTCCCAGTCTGTTACCTATCTGTATCCTTACCACAAGTATTATTCATCCGGCTTTACCCTTGAAGGAAGCAAGTACGTCAAGGAGTTCGAGCATAACCAGGGTGTGATTATCCAACTCTTTGCAATAGGAAGGGCTGGCGAGGTTGTAGGGCAGTCCAAGGCATATCTGCTCGGGGGACAGAAGAACTACAACCACAAGAATTCCAGTCCTATGTGGAACCACTTCTGGGAGGGCAAGGATGACTACGGTACCGAGCCTGAATACGAATTCATAGAAGGAAAGTTCAAGAGGATAAACGGAACCGAGTATGCTTTCTGCGATACCAAGGGAAACTTTGTGGATATCGACTTCAACTTTGCCGCCCCGAGTGATTTTGTCAATCTGGTGGTCAAGGTTGATAGACCGGAGGGACAATATTTCAAATACCTCTTTACAGGAACCCAGGCAACGTCAATAAGCGATATGACCCACCCGGATTTCTACACGAGCGATAGTTATACCACCACCGGACTTCACACAAAAGCGGAAGCGATGAACCAGGACAGGGTTGCCGGTAGTTATTCCTTCGTAGTTACCAAGATGGATGCAAAGGCTACCGATTATGAGGGCTTTTTCTCCGGTACCAAGATAACCAAGGAGCGTCTGCTTTCTGGTGAAAAAACTCCTGCCGATTATCTGCTTTCCTACTGCAAGATGTTCGGGCTTTACTTCTACTATGACAGCACCGAGGAAGCGGACGACCCTGCAAGATACCCTTCCGGGGTTGTGCATATAATGGACCGCAATACCTTCTATACCGAGGAAGTGGTTGATTTATCCAAGATGATTGACTGGAACAAGAAGGTGGAAATTGTCCCGGCTATGGCTGATGCGAAGTGGTACAAGTTTGATGTTGAACATGTCGAGAGCGAACTTGAAGAAGGATACAAGGAACAGTTCGGCAAGGAGTACGGAGCACAGCTCGTCAATACCAATTACAATTTTGACAGCAACACCACCAACCTTTACGACGGAAACGCTTTCAAATCGGCAACCCAGGCACTTGAAAAAGACAAGTACTACAAGAAGTGCGTAGGCGGTCTTCCGGTTTATCAGTATAACGGCTTGACTTATACGCTGTTTTACAGAAGTGCTTCGGATGAGGAGTTTGATACCCTGGATATTGACTTCCCTGCAACCACTACGATGTTTATGGAAAGCATAAATCCTGATTATGAGTTTTACGATGCCTTCCCTAAACTTCAACTCCACGGAAAAGATAATGCTGCTGTCGATGGAGAGGGTGTGCTTGTTTTCTTCAAGGGAGGCGTTGAAACCGATTGCGATTACTGGCTGACCGACGACCTTCCCGATATGGCTATGCTTAATGACGGTTCCCCTTGCTGGATAATGACCAGAAGCGAAACAAACGGTGGCGGAACAACCATAGCAAAGAGGATAAACGAATTGCCTTACTTCACCAGGGACCTTATACCTTTTGCAAGCAACTACGGAAACATAGTGCATAGTTGGAACTTCGGTCATCCCCAGGTCATTTATTCCCCTGATACCTATTCTACCGACGGAGATGCTATTTATGATGTCTGTTGGAGAAACTATATGAGGGACCTGTACAACGTAGATACCAGAAAACTAAACTGCTACGTAAGGGCTGAAATGGATGAAAGACCCTGGCCATACTGGCTGCGTAGATATTACTGGTTTGAAAACAGCATATGGAGGCTTAACGAAATCAGGGATTTGAACATCGGTTCCTTTGATACCACCAAGATGGAGTTTATCAAGGTCCAGGATATGGATAACTACAAACTGGACAAGATTACCTACATCGGTACCAACAAAATTGAACTTGATGCTGACACTATTTCCTGCAACGGAGGCACACTCACAGGTCGGGTAATACTCCAAGCAGGTGGCAGTTGGATGGCTAGCGATGTCATAAGGGGTGAAGATGGTCTTGGAAACCTGATATACCTGGAAACGGATGAGCATATGTCACCTACAAGCGGAAGAGGTCAGTTTATCACCAACTTTACGGTCAGCATACCTGCGAATACCGGAAACACGGCAATAGATTGGAGTTTCAACGTAATAGACGACCGGGATAACCGCTACTTCGCTGAATTCACCCAGGAAACTTGTGCCGAATCCGAGTTGAGCATTTCTCCTTCGACCAGGACCGTCTCCTCATATAGCGGCAATACAGCCTACACCCTTACAGCGGAGAACGTATCAAATATCACCGTAAGTTGCTCTGCCGGGTGGCTTGTTGCTGTTCGTAACGGCAATACCATCTCCGTACTGTATCAGGCAAATCCGGCTCCTATAACGAGGACTGGAACCATAACGGTATCGGGAGTAGGTTCGGAAGGCGAGATGACCGCAACCGCTACTCTTGTGCAGACAGGTGGAAACCTTGAAGTGGTGCCTACCGAAATCGTCTTTGACTATATAAGCGGACAGACGGAAGATATAACAATAACAACCCCGAGCAACTGGGGAGCAACAATAAGCGACAATTAAGATAAGAATGGCAAGTTCATATTTTACAATCAACCCGGCTTCGGGATATGGAAACGGAACGGTGGGAGTGACCGCAAGTACTGAAAACACCAGCCAGGCAGACAGATATGCAAGTGTTTCGGTTACAAACGGAGTTGAAGTAGTGCCTGTGACGGTCAAGCAACTGTACAAGCCCTACTTCATCCAGACCGGGCACGATTTACCTGCTTCCGGTGGCACTATAAGCATCCTTGTACATACCGAATATGATGTTGTTTTCAGGGGGATACCAAGTTATGCCACTATGCGGTTAAACGGGCAGACCATCTCCAACGACCAGATTATTGCTTCCGGTACCGCTTCCGGGGCTACCTTTGTACTGGAAATACCCGAAAACACCTCCACAACCCCAAGGTCAGTAAGTTTTTACCTCGCTCATTACCTGAACGGGACGAGGACGGTGACCGGTTATATCTCTTTCTACCAGGATGGTGCTGTTGTTCCTGCTGATTATAACATTTCCCTTTCCCCTTCGGTTGGCAGTTTCGATTATCTGGCAGGGGAAACAGGTACAACTACGGTGGGGCTTACCGGCTTTACCTATGCTACTGTTTCCAAGAATGGTAATGATTTCAGCGTCAATCCTACGGGTTCTGTGGGTAGCGGTACTGTTTTAGCCATCCAGACCCTCACACAAAACAACACCCAGGCAGACAGGACGGTTACGATTACAGCAGGGCAGACAAACCCCGATACCCAGGCATATGTGTCCGCAACCTATACGGGAACCCAGAAGTACAAGCCATATTTTGTCCAGAGTTCCCAGATAATCCCTTCTTCCGGTGGGACCATTACCTTTACCGCCCATACCGAATACACAGTCTTCTTCAACAACATACCGAACTGGATTACGGTTACGCTTAATGGAAGCCCTGTTTCGGCAGGAAACGCAATACCGGCATCAGTAGCGGACGGAGCGACATTTGTTATCACAGCGGCTGCAAATGAAACCGGACAGGAGAGAAGCACGAGCAACTTCACTATGGGTTGTTCCTTGGAGCAGATTGTCCAGTACTTCAGCATAACACAGCAATCAGGAGAAGAACCAGTCCATGCTACGTCAATCACAATCAACGTTCCAAGCGTAATTTATGATTCCGGAAATACATCTATTGAAACCGGTCCTCCTGATGCGGATGTGGATATTGACTACACCAGTTCAGACCCGAGTATTGCTACTATTGACGAAAATGGTATAATTACGGTTGTCGATGATGGAACGGTCACGATATGTGCTTATGACAATATATCGGGATTACAGGACTGCAAGACAGTAGAAGTACATACTGGGGCACAACCGGATTATCGTTCTAAATACCTTACATTTGAAGTTACCTCGCCTGGAAATATTGAATGGTATAGTAGTGGGGATGAATATATTACTATCGAGTACAGGAAAAATAATGGAAACTGGACAAGCGTAACAAGCAGCCGCCCTGGTGCAACAGTTACATCGGTTGTAGCAGGTGATATTGTGGAATTCAGGGGAGATAACCCTACGTATCGTGTGGGAGGTTATCCAAGCACTTTTTATGGTACGTCTTGTGGTTTTATTGTTTATGGTAACATTATGTCCCTTATAGACAGTACCAATTTTAGAACTCTTACCACCCTTTCCTCAGAATCTACGTTTGTCAATTTATTTAATTATTGCCGCAAATTGACAGATGCCTCCAATCTTGTACTTCCTGCAACCACGTTGGCAAATTGGTGTTATCAAGGTATGTTCTATAATTGTACAGGTCTTACCGCAGCACCATCTCTTCCTGCAACAACGTTGGTACAGGGATGTTATAGTAATATGTTCGATGGTTGTACAAGTTTAACCACAGCACCCCAACTTCCGGCAACCACTTTGGCAGGAGGTTGTTATAGTAGTATGTTCCGTGGTTGCACAAGATTGACAAGAACACCATCTCTTCCAGTCACTACTTTGGCGGAGAGTTGTTATTATTTTATGTTCTCCGGTTGTACAAGCCTAACAACAGCAACATCTCTTCCAGCAACAACGTTGGCAAGTAGGTGTTACGAAGGTATGTTTTATGGATGCACAAGGCTTAACTACATCAAGTGTCTTGCAACAGGATATGTTACAAACAGCACAAACAATTGGGTTTATGGTGTTGCTTCTTCCGGAACCTTCGTTAAAAATCCTTCTATGACCGGTTGGACCACAGGAGTGTCTGGTATCCCTAATAACTGGACTGTGGTGGATGCCACTTAAAACTTTTAACTATTTAAAACAAAAAAAATGGCAAATATAGAAGAGATACTTGGACGGCAAATCAACTCTGTCAAGGAACTGAAATCAGCAATCAGCGACTTGCAGAACTCTTTGATTGGCGTTGATACGGAGAGCGAGCAGTTCAAAACTACTTCTCAGCAACTGGCGGCAGCACAAGAAGAACTTACAAAGGTAACCAGGGCTGGGAAGGAGGAAAATGTTGCTGCTACTGATAGTCTTGTCGGTATGCAGCAGGAGTACAAGAAACTTTACGACCAGTATAAGATGCTTACCGAGGAACAGCGAAACAGCGACTTCGGTAAGAATATGGCTGCTTCCCTGGAGCAACTCTCCTCCAAGATGAATGAGGTAAAACAGGGTGCTGGAAACTTTAAGGACAACATAGGGCGATATGCAGACGATATAGGCAAGGCTTTCGACAAGGCTGGTCTATCCATATCTGCACTCCAAGGTCCGCTGAAAAATGCGAATACCGGTTTTAAGGCTTTGAATACGACGATGAAAGCAAACCCCATCGGCTTGGTCATCGGTGCAATCACAGCTCTTATTGCTATTTTCGCCAAGGTAAAGAGTGCTGTTGGGGAGAATGAGGAACTGCAAATGCGGTGGAACGAGGCTATGGCAAAGTTCCAGCCGATTGTTGATACTGCAAAGAACGCTCTTGACTTCCTTGCCGGTGCTTTGGTTAAGGTTATTGAGTTTGTTGCCAAGGGAGTACAGAAAATAAGGGAGTTCGGTGCTGCTGTTACTGATTTCTTCGGTATCACCAAGGGTAGAAAGGCAGAGTTGCAGGAACAGCAGAAGGTTTATGATGATATTGCAAAATCAACCAACCAACTCACCAAGAACAGAAGGGAATACCAGAAACTTAATGCGGAAGACAAGAAGAGGGTGGAAGCACTACGGGAGGAAGCGTCTGAAACCACTAACCTGGCAGAAAAGAAAAAGTTGCTCACCGAAGCAAAGGAAATCCAGGCACAAATTGACCAGCGTAATATTGAAATAGCCCAGGAGGAACTTCGCATCCTTGAAGAGCAGGCAACGCTTACCGCTAACGACGCTGCTATGAATGATAAACTGGCAGCAGCAACAGCAAAGGTGAGCGATGCACAGGCACAAGCAGCCGCAAATGCCAGAATGTTCAACCGCCAACTTGGACAGTCATCTACTAGTGCAAATAGTGCCGCTTCCAGTTACAAGAAAGTCACAAGAGCCGTACAAGATTACGGGGAAGAGGCGAAGAAATTGTATGAGGAGACGGTAGAAAACAGCAAGGACGAAATTACCAAACTAACAGAGAAGTACGAGAAGGAAAAGAAACTCCTTGAAGAGTACCACTACGATACAACCTTGCTCACCAAGCAGTACAATAAGAATATGGCTGCTCTTCTTAAAGAACAGAATGATAAGGCAAGGGGAAAAATACTCCAGGGTTATCGTCAAAGAAGAGAAGATTTACAAGCCGAATGGGACACTTTAAGTGCTGCTGGGGATGAAAAAACAGCAATTGCGTTACAGGTTGAGAAACTTGAAAAAGAAGTCATACCCCAGGTTGCCGCACTTAAAGAAAAAGTACAAAATACTATAAAATCGGCTTTTGATAAAGACCTGTACCAGGAATTATTACCGGTTTCTGGTTTTGATGCTGCCGTTGCAGAGGCACAAAAACCAGCAAAAAAACTGGAAGATTTAATCAGCAATAATGGTTTTGAGGCTCTGGGTGATGATTATAAGGATTTAAAGGAACTTGTAGAAGACCTGAACAATAAGTTTGGTCTGAATATAACCACAGTAAAGAACCTTTCTACAACTTATATGGGGCTGGAAGCGGAGGTCAAAAACTTAAAGGAGAAGTTTGATGCGTTGGCTGATGAGGAGACAATAAAGGTTGGAGAAAAGGCAATAAAGAGGATAAATGACACAATCCGTGACGCCAATATAAACTTACTTAACCAAGTATTTTCCTTCGACCCCAGTACAATATCTTACGATGGCATTAAACAATTTATGATTGAAGGGGAATATGCCATCCTTGAAGGGCAGAAAAAAATATACGAACAGGAACTTGCTGAATTCAAAGGAACCCAGGACCAGAAACTGGAACTTATGCAGCAGTATTATGCTACCGTAGAACAAATTGAAGACCGTCAAAGGGAGTTGTTTATGCTTAATGAAGAACGTACAGCAGAGATGGTTGAAAGCCTTATCTCTGCAACGGATTCAATCGGTTCTGCCCTTGGTACAATCAAATCTTCCTACGAACAGGTTATCGACAGCGAGTTGAAAGCAGGAAAGATTGACGAAGACCAGGCGAGGAAGAAGAAAAAGAGAATGCTCGACCTGGAAAAGGTACAAACCGCTTTCAGTATAGCAACCATCGTAGCAGATGCGGCAGCAGGCATTTTCAGCGTCTGGAAAGGTTATGCTTTGGAAACAGGTACAATCAACCCACAGACAGCGGCAGCGGCAGGTCCGGCAGCGGCAGGAATGCTCACAGCACTTAACACCAAGTCCCTTGTTACCGCAATTGCAAAGACTGCTTCCCTTGCTGCAACCGCTACTGCACAGATTATGGCAGCAAGAAACGGAGTTGTCGCATCACAAAACAACTTTGCCGCTGAATCAGGCAATAGCAGCAGCCCGTCAGTAGGTGCAACCCCTGCTTTGATTGACAGCACTCCTTATTCTTATACACGTACAGTACAGACCCAGGAGGAGGAAGATGCAATCAACAACAGACCTATATGGGTAAGCGTAGTTGATATGGAAAGTGCTATGGGACAAAGGGCACAGGTGGTTGGAGAAAGTAGTTTTTAACAGATAATTTGAAATAAACCATTAAAAAAGAAATCAGTTAAAATGCATAAGAATATACCCATTTTTGACATAGATTTTACTGATGAGAGCATCTGGAACAGCATCTCCATAGTCGATTTCCCTGCTGTTGAGGAGAACTTTATCAAACTTTCAAAGCAGACGGAGATAAGGTTCGCAATCAACGAGGAAAAGAGGGAGATTTCTGGTCCAGCACTTATACCTGACAAGGAAATATACAGGAACGACGACCACGGTGAGTACTACATCAAGTTTTCCAAGGATGTCATCAAGAAAATGGCAATAGAGTTTTTCAAGAGGAACACCCAGAACAACGGAAATGTTATGCACGAGGTCGATGTTCCTGGGGTCACCTTCTTTGAATCATATCTCATCAACCAGGAAAGGGGGATTAAACCGGCTGCTTTTGAAGACCTCCCCGACGGTACCTGGATTGTTTCCGCTCATATCGAGAATGATAATGTGTGGAAACTGATACAAGACGGAGAACTACGGGGCTTTTCAATCGACTGTACCGCTAAATTCGTAGAAGAAGAAAAAGAAATTGAAAACCTCCAAGACTTCTTTAACTACTTGAACAATAATAACTAACAAATAATAATTATGAAAATAAAAAACGCTTTGAAAATCGCTTTGAAGAACCTGCTTTCCATTAAGATGGGTGAGGTTGCTACCGATAAGGCTGTCCTTGTCTTTGATGGTGAGGAACTTGTTGAGGGTATGGAGGTTTTTGTAATTGACGAGAATGGTGATGCTGTTCCTGCCGCTGACGGTGATTATGCTACCGAGGACGGAAAGACCATCAAGGTTGTGGAAGGCAAAGTTGCTGAAATCATCGACCCCGAGGCAGAAGTCGCTTCCGAGCCTGAAACCGTAGAGGAAACTGAAATCCAGCAGGAGGAAAATGAGGAAGTTGAACCTGCTGACGAACCTGTTGAAGAGGAAGAAGCAACAGAAGAGGACCGTATTGCCGCTCTTGAAGCAAGACTTTCCGAATTCACAGATGGACTTAACAAGATACTTAACGCTATTGCCGGTATCGAGGAGAGGGTTGCTGCTGTTGAAGAGAAACTTGCAAAAGTAGAGGAACCTGCTGCTGACCCTATTGACGAGAAGCCGGAAGTACAGCAGAGTACCAGCCTTTTAAGTTATCTCCGCAAGAAATAATTCACAGGTTTTGAAAATAATAATATAAAAAAATAAAATAGAAAATGGCTAATTCTTGCTTAACAAACTACACCCTTAAAGGTATTGGGTACGATTGCAACCCCAACCTTGCTGGTATTAAGAACGTATGGATTACCTACTTCGACGATGTAACTGGAAAGACCGCAAACCTTACAGCACACACTATTTCTGCTATTACCCTTTCCAGCGGTGTCAATTGGTATTCTTATGAGTTCGCTCGCAATACCGGTTCCCTTAACTCTGTTCTCACCAAGGACGAGGCTAATGGAACTCGCTACTACACCAACACCCTTGAACTTCTCTTTAACAAACTCACCGCTGACAAACACCTTGAAGTTATGGCTCTTGCCGCTGAAAAACTCGCTGTTGTGGTTGAGGATATGAATGGAAAGAAGTGGTTCCTTGGTTATGATGCCTATGTTTCTGGCGTTTCTACCGAGGCTGGTACTGGTGCTTCTGCTGATGACCGTAACGGTTATTCTGTTACCATCGAAGGAACTTCCGCTTATCTTCCTTTCGAATTTACCGGAGAACTTGACCCTATTGCAACTGCCCCTACCGTGGGTAACTAATAATGAAAAATAATAAAGAAAAAAACTAATATTACTATGCCAAGCGCAAATACACTTAATGTTTCTTTGCTCCCTGATTATATCAACGAGCACAAAGATGAACTTTTTGTTAAGGCTACCCTCGGCACCAAGACCCTTGACTATGTTGAGATTATGCCTAACGTAAAGTACAAAGACGCTTTCAACTATCTTGACAGCGAGGTTGTTCTCCAGGACGGTTCCGCTTGTGGTTGGAATCCCCAGGGTTCTGATGTTTTCTCCCAGAGATACATCGAGACCAAGGCTGTGGAAGTTGAAAAGGAGTTCTGCTGGAAGGACTTCGAGAAGAAGTATATGAACTACCAACTCCTCTGGGAGGCAGGTCGTGAGAAACTTCCTTTTGAAGAGAAAATCGCTAATTCCAACCTTAACGCTATTCAGGACGCTGTTGAGGAACTTGTATGGCAGGGTGATGATACTATCGGCATCAACGGTTTCCTTGCTGATGCAGAGGCTGTATCCGCTTCTACTGTAACCTTTGAGAGTGGCCAGACCATTTCTGCAAAGATTGACGCTATTGTTGCTGCTCTTCCTATCAAGATGGTTAAGAAGGGTGTGAATATCTACCTTGGATATGCCGACTTCCGTTCCTACATCCAGGAGCAGAATGGTGCTTGCTGCAGCAATAAGCCTGCCCTTGACGCTGCTTCCGAGAGTATTTCTTACTTTGGCGACAGCCGCATCAAGATTGTCCCTGTTCTCGGTCTTGAAGGTACTGATGCTATCGTAGCCGCTACCGCTGACGCTCTTGTCTATGCAACCGATGTTGAAGGTTCCGAGAGGGCTTACAGACTTTGGTTCGACGAGAAAGAAGAGAAATTCATGTTCCGTGTTCTCTTCCGTGCAGGTACTGGTATCAAGTTCCCTGAAGAGGTTGTTGTTGGTAAGGCAGAGTAAAAAACTCCTTATACTGATGGAAATGAGGTGGTCTAACGGCTACCTCATTTTTTTCTATTAAAAAGAAAAAAATATGACAATTTACGACAAGGACAAGGGGGTTCTGTATCTCCCAGAAAATGAAAACCCGGTAGATTTTGACGAGAAGGAAGTTTATCGCCAAGCATTTGCCCTGGGGTATGAAGACGGACGCAAAAAAGCAGAGGAGGAATGTTATGAAAATCTATAATGATTCAAGGATACCCACAGGATTGGGAAAACCGTCTTATATGGATGTTTTTGAAGACGGGTACAGAGACGGATATGATGCCGGGTACAAATATGGCAAGGACGAGTGCGAGGAACACGACTGTGATGATGCCTACAACCTTGGTCTTGAAGTAGGTTATGCTTCTGGTAGTACTGCCGGTTATGCTTCCGGTGTTACTGCTGGATATGGCTCTGGTTATACTGTTGGCTATGAATCCGGTTATACTGATGGAGTTGCTACCTGCCAGGATTGTGATGATGCCTATGACGAGGGCTATGCAGACGGATATGAAGCAGGACAAAACGACTGTGAAGGCTGCGAAGGTGCTTATGATAATGGCTTCAGGGATGGTTACGAAAGCGGTTATACGGATGGAGCGGATACCTGTGAGGAATGTTCCGGGGCTTATGACAGCGGTTATACTGATGGATACCAGAGTGGCTGGACTGATGGTTATGCAAGCGGATATACAGATGGTTCAAGTGGTGATACTCCTACTCCTCCTACTCCTCCCCCTACACCGGAAATAGACAGGGTTATCAGAGCATATTTTAGTGTAACATCTACAACAACCCCAGTAGAAATAATAAGTGGCGGTAGGCAAAAGAAAGATTTATACAAAATTGTTTTAGATAACGGAACAAATATTATTGAGGATATTGATTGGGGGGTTTCGGTTGGCTATTATACGTTTGCAGAAATAGGGGAAAGATATGTAGATTATTATTACAAAGAAGGTACTATTTATTCTGATTTTTGGAGTATGGAAGAACTTGTGAGAGCCGTTGTAAATAATAACATAACTACGCTTGATGGTAGTTTTGGTATGAATGACCGCTTAACAGGTGTTACAATAGGAAACGATGTGCAAGAGATAGGAGACCGTTGTTTTTTGAATTGTACATCACTAGAAAGTATAACAATACCTGCTTCTGTTGAAACTCTTGGAATCAGGGCATTTTCTGGTTGTACATCACTTAACAGTATTACATTTGCCGGTACAACCCCACCTGTTCTTGTCGAAAACGAGGTGTTTAAACGTGTTTCAGCAACAGGTACTTATTATTATCCAAGTGGCTCCGATTATTCAACCATAGCAAACGCACTACCTTCTGGTTGGATAGGTGTTGCAGTATAACCGGTTCGTGCAAACATATTTCGCTACCGCTTTTGGACTGGTTGGACCCTGGGAGAAACAAATCCCAGGGTTTTTTATTCTGCATATTTCCAGATAAAGCCGCCAGCAGTTTTAGGTGTATAGTATTGACATTTACCGTCTTTGACATTTTTACCACGGCAACAAGCACCTATGGCAGTTCGTTTTATCCCAGTTTCCCTTTCTGCTTCCATAGTGCTTGGGTAAAAATGAAGTATTTCGTTGTTATTTGAAAGTTGTATTACCCATTTACTGTGGTCTGGTCTGTTTAACATCGCTTCCCTTTTGTGCAATTTTGTAAGGGGATTGTTTTGCTGCCCTTTTTTATCCACCCATTTTAAATTGGAGGGGTGGTTGTTTAATTTATCTGTATCTAAATGGTCAATTTCGGCACCATCAAAATACTCGTTCTGTACCAGTTCCGGGAACGTTAAAGCAATCCATACAGCGGCTTGTTTTGTTGCACCTATATTCCAGTTTATTCTTTGGTCTCTTTTGCTGGGATTACAACTTAATTCTTTGATATTGCCGTTTTTGTACAATCTTCTGCACTTACCTTCTTTTGTACTGATGCTAATTTGATATTTCCCTTCGAAACCTGGGATATCCCTCCACTCTTCCATAGTATTACCTTTTAGCAAATATACAAAATTATCTATTAAAAAGAAAAGACGAAGAAGATGCAATACAAGATTATCAACGAACAGCCGTGGCAGATTTTAACAGATGCTATGACTATTTCTCCTAGCGAGACCGGCTACGAACTTCAGGTTGCAGCCGATGGCAAAAACTACACCACACTTTTCTCTGTTGGTCCTGGAATAACAAGGCAGATAACCAATCTTTCAAGTGGTTCCTATTTTAGAATGAAAGGGAATGTTGGAGAGGTTACCGTCAATTGGGTCCGCTCTTGCAATAGTGGCGGCTCTGGTGGCGGTGGTAATGCAGGAGAACTTGAACCTGTTTCTGAATTTCCTGTTGGTGTTCCGGAAGGTACCGTGGTCGCTCTTGCAAGCGGTGATACGGTAGGAGTATATCAGTATGACGGCAGCGAGTGGATACCTGTTGCTGGCGGTGATATGTCAAACTACTACACCAAGGCACAGACCGATGCCGCTATTACTGCTGCTACTGCTAGCGAAACCGCAAGGACGGAGAATACCTATGCGAAGATTGCCGATATCCCTTCCCTTGATGACTACTGGACATCTGCGCAAACTAATAATGCTATTTCTGCTGCAACTACTCCAATTGAAAACCGGGTGGAAGATGTAGAAAGAGTTACCGCTTCTGCTTTAACCAGCCTGCAAGAAAGCAAACAGGAAACTCTGGTAAGCGGAACAAATATTAAGACCATCAACAACCAGTCCCTGCTTGGCTCTGGTAACATAGACATCCAAGGTGGTGGAGGTGGTGATAATGTTGTTGAACTTACCAAGGCACAGTATGAGGCACTTGACCCACCTGCTGCTGATACAACCTATATCATAACTGATGCTCCTGTTGTTGATTTGAATGACTATGCTAAGGCTTCCGGGCTTACAGAACTCTCTTCTTCTACCGCTACCGCTTTGGCTACAAAGGCTGACAAGCAGAATGTTACAGCAAATACAAACAATATGTATTTCCCTACTTGGAACAATCAGGGTGTTATAACTGGAAATGGAGCAAGAGCATATAGCAAGCAAAATGAAATAAATGGAAGTACATATTATGTTTATTCGGATAGTAATCATACACGCCCGAATATTTATGCTCCAACATCAGCAGGTACAGCAGGACAGCCGCTTCTTTCAAATGGTAGTGGAGCTCCTGTATGGGGGCAGTACTCCTTCCAGTTCTTGAGCCAATCAGCGTATGATGCACTTACTACACCTGACGCAACAACTATTTATTTTATTGTAGACCCTAACTAATATGATATACGCAGAAACAAATGAAATGCCGGTCTATCTCGGAGCGGATGAGATTACGGCTATATATGCAGGAAGCGAGCAGATTTATCCTTATTCCATAAGTGGTTTTACGGTAAAGCCGCTTTCAATCGAAGTTCCTTATGTCGGTGGTACGGGAAAGGTGAGGATTATTTCAGAATATGACTGGACCGCTACGACAGCCGATAGTTGGATTACACTTTCAGCGGCTTCCGGGGCGAGTGGTAGAACAAGCATCACTCTCACTATTGACCCCAACCAGACCGGTAGTGATTTGAGTGGCTCGGTCATCATCACATCAACAGACCTTCAGCATACTGCTACGGTTGATGTTGTTGCCAGAGCACTATTCACTCCAACAGGATACATAAATGTAAATGGTGGAAAGCCAAACATCACAACAACCTTCAAACCATATGATGTTTATACAAATTCTGGCACCAGCAACTATATGAGGATTGAGTTCAATAATGACTTTACTGGAATATGTTATCTGTGGTTGGCTGGTGGCATGCCCAATTGGTTTAGTTTTGAATGCTCTAACAGAACAAATTATGAAGCATACCAGAACCTCGGTCAAGCAACACAGAAAGGAAGCGGTCCCTGGAATACAAGTGGTCTTTCAAAAACCAACATTTTTACTTACAATAATAATACTTGGAATATGACTAATGGAGCAACAACAAAAACCGGAACTTGGAACAACCAACTTGGTAATAACAACCTTGTCCTGTTCGCATCAAATAATATTTATACCAATTTCTACCGTATGAAGGTTTATGATGCCCCTGATGCTGCAAATCCCGTGTTTGATTTCTGTCCTTATCTTGATGAAAATAATGCCGTGTGTATCTATGACCAGATAAATAACCTCTACCACTATCCAGAAGGAGGAACAATAACATTTATACCATTTATTTAATTATGGCGAATTTACCTAATAAACCTTTTGTATTCAACTATAATGCAAGGGACTATAATCCTGCTACATTTACCATTCCAAAAACCAGCGGACAGACGATGGATATGGATATGGTATGGACCGCTACCACCAGTTCCATAAGGTCCCAGATTGCTCTTGTTGATGACCACCTTGCAATACCTGAAAGTGCAACTTCTATCTTTACATTTTCTTCTGGCAGTAACAACCCTTTGAATTACACATCTAACAACGTCAATTTGACACTTGTATTCAGGGCTAAATACTCTGGTACTGGTACAAATAGAGGTACATTTATCGGCGTACAGGAGAACGGAATTATCAACTGGGCTGTAAGAATCGGTAGTAGAGAAAACAACCAGGCAAGTGATACGAGGATAAGCCACATCGTAGGAAATGCTCAGGCAAACTGGGACAAGGCACTAAGTTATACTTGCGGAGACACTATTACTGCCTACGTAAGGTCTCAGTTTAGTGGCTCACAAATACATACTGAAATAAAGGACATTACAAACGGACAGTCTGCAACACCTTTCAATAGTAATTATTCAGGAATAGGTTCGCCAGCGCAATTCTTTTTTTTTAATCTACCTTATTCTTCCGGTGAATTTTATTGGGTTTATGCTTCCAGGGAGGTACTTACAGACGAGGAAATCCAGCAGGTTGTAAATTATAATGACAGCAAGTTCGGTCCTGATACCACGGGAACAACCATAGCAGCATCAGGTGGGACAGCAACAACCAACCTTGAAGCAGAAACAGGATGGACAGCAACAACCACCTCGCCCTGGATAACAATATCTCCTGCTTCCGGTGAGAGTGGAACAACAGCAATCACCTTCACCATAAAGAAAAACAACTTTGGTGCAAGGACCGGTGTGGTTACATTTACGAGTGCTGCAGGTGATGTTGCTGAATATACAATCACCCAGGAAGGTACAGAAAAACAACTTCCAACTAATAAGATATACAGAAATGAAAGGAGGATAAACTAATGAAAACTGTTATAGTTCAAAACCTTTATAGAAATGGTACCCCGGTTAAAATGATGTACAGGAATGGGGTGATGATATACCGCTGTATAATTAAATCATAAGAAAAAATTATAGTTAAAAATGAGACATATACAATCCTTTACTAATGACGCTGCAATCCAGGAGGCTATAGATAACAAAACCCTGGGTAAGCCTTATGTTGCTTTGAATAACCAGACAGGAACTATTGACTGGGACAGCAAAACACCAACTGAACCGAAAGATATGTACCTTACCATCGAGGCACTTTCCGGTGGAACCTTCAATATCAAGAGGGCAAATATTGGTTATTCTGTGAATGGAGGAAACTGGGAAACTACAACCGGTGAAACCGCACTTGCTCTGAACCAGGGTGATGCTGTGAGATTCAAAGGTGCTGCTGGTGGAAATTCCTTGTTCTCCGGAAATACTTTGGCATTTAATGCTTACGGCAATATTGAGAGTTTGGAGTATGGAGATAACTTTGTGGGACAGACATCTGTAAGTGCTGTTTCCGCTTTTACCCTCTGCTTTGGAGATTGTACAGGTTTAGCAAATGCTTCCAATCTTGTTCTTCCGGCAACTACTCTGACTAATAGGTGTTATAAAGAGATGTTCTCTAGATGTACAAGTCTTACCGCCGCACCTGCTCTTCCGGCAACCACTTTGGCAGATTCTTGTTATAATAATATGTTCTATGGTTGTACAAGTCTCACTTCAGTACCAGCACTTCCAGCAATAACTTTGGCAGATTTTTGTTATAATAATATGTTTCATAATTGTACAGCCCTTGAAACACCACCTGAACTTCCTGCAACATCTTTGGCACGGAGTTGTTATCAACTTATGTTCCAAAGTTGTACAAGTTTAACTGCAGCACCGGAACTCCCTGCAACAACTTTGACAGATTATTGTTATTCTGGTATGTTTAATGGCTGCACAAGTTTAACAACTGCACCAGAACTCCCAGCAACAACCCTGGTAAATACATGTTATTACCAAATGTTCCGGGGTTGTACAAGCCTTAATTATATCAAATGCCTTGCAACAGATATCTCTGCTACTAATTGTACAAGTAACTGGGTAGATGGGGTCGCTGCAACCGGTACCTTTGAGAAAGACCCTTCGATGACAGGTTGGACAACTGGTGTAAATGGTATCCCATCCGATTGGACTGTGGTAGATGCTACGGAAGAATAGTTGGTTGCACAAATTCATAAAGGAAATGGACTGCTTGTAGAAAGTGGTCCATTTTTGTCTAAAATACTATTAAAAGAGAGAAAAATGACTGAATTATGGCAGTATTTGACGTAATTATACAAAATAACGCTTCCAAAGAGTTTATTCTTCTCTCCGGTCTCACAGATACAAGCACAACCCATTTATATCACCGCTTTGTCGTAGATATAGATGAGTTGGACGGTGAATATACTTATGCGGTGGTGAGAAACGAGAGGGATGATGTGGAATATGAATTCAAAACCCCGGTACTTGACACAATTCTCCACACCCAGGACGGAGATGTGCTTCTACGGGATTTACAGCCTTCCACCGGACTTTTACGCATAGGCAAGGACATCCAGCCGGTGAATAAGTATCAAAAGGACAATAACAATACAATTTTCTATTACGATGAGTGAAAATAAGAATATAGTGCTTTCCGTGCTTGACATAGAAAAGAAGTACAAGGTAGATTATACGGAATACACGTACGGTAACGGAACAAATACCGACAGACCGGTTGCTTGGGGAGAAGATAACAGCCTTCCAGCCCTTTATATGAACTGCTACTCCAAGTCTTCTACTTTAAAGGCTGCAGTTATGAGCCAGGTGGATTATGTGCTTGGTGACGACGTAATTGTAAGCGACGATGCAGCATACTGGAAGGAAAAAGTCAATAGAAACGGGCTTACTATGCGGCAGTTGATTGCAAAATTGGCTTTCAACTACGCTGTTTATGGTGGTTTCGCTATCCAGGTTATCTACAACAAGATGGGAGCGAGAGTTGAACTGTTTCCTCTCGATTTTGGACGTTGCAGGGTAAGCGAAAACGGCAAAAAGGTCTTCTACAACAAGAAATGGGGCAAATGGACCGCGAAATACGATACTTTTGACGCTTTTGACCCGGAACACATAGATAAAGACAACCCGACACAGATTTTCTGGTACAAACCCGACTATTCTTCCGCTATTTACCCTCTTCCCCAGTATAACGGAGCCATTTATGACATTCTCACCGAAATAGAATGCTCCAAGTTCTCCCTTAACACCATTTCAAGAGGCTTTTCTGCGAGGTACCTTATACAGTTCCCGGAAAACAACCAATTGACGGACGAACAGAAGGAAGGAATTGAAGAAAGCATCAAAAACAAGTTTGCTGGGAGTGATACCGATGTCAATTTTATGCTCTACTGGCGTAACGGAGACAGCGATGCAGACAAAATTGAAGTGGCAAAGATAGAAAGCGATGATACCCCTGAAAAATATCTTGCAATCAAGGACACGGCAAGGACGAATATCTTTATAGCGATGCGTACAAGCCCTCTTATTTGTGGTCTGCCGGTTGCTACTACATTCTCGACCGATGAGTTCAAAGATGTGTTCAAACTTTACAACAAAACTGTAATTGAACCTATCCAAGATGTTCTAAAAGAGAGCATAAGCAAGGTTACGGGAGTGAATAATGCCATCTCCTTCAAGAAGTTCGATATAGATTTCGAGCGGAGCGAATAATACCATTAAAGAAGAAACAGAAAATGCTTGAATACAAAAATACGATGCTCATCTCACCCAAGAAAGTGAAAGAGTATGGCAATATAAACCTGAATGTGGAAGAAAGCGAGATTGGTGCTGCAATACGCATAGCCCAGGATGTACATTTGAAGGATGCGGCCGGCAGAAATCTCATCGAACACGTCCAGGAACTGGTGTATAACAAGATAATTGGAAGCGGTAGTACCATAGACGACGCAGAAAACGAGCCGTATAAGGTCCTGCTTGACGAGTATCTTACCCCGGCACTTGTTTATCGTACCGCTCTTGAACTCTGCACCATTCTCACCCTGAAAATAAGGAATATGGGTCTGGTGAAGAACAGCGATACCAACGTAAAGGAGACCCAGGGACCTGATATGTCATATATGCAGGAATACTACGGTGTGCTCTACAACGACGCTTTGAATCGCATTATGGACTACCTCTGTGAAAATAAGGAGGCTATTCCCGAAGTACCTGACGGTTTCTGCACTTGTTCCAGCAAGCCAAGATTCGCACAGACAGGGCTTTGGCTTGGTCCGCATAAAAAGTAAAGAGTAAAATGGCAGAAGTTGTGAAAGATTTTTTCCTGGGTATGCCGGTGGGGTTGTACCTTATACTCATCTTGGTTTTCGGCTTGTTGATTGCTTCCTGGGCTGTTCCGCCTCTCGGGGTCATATCAGCATCAGCCCTGCAAGGTTCCGCTCTCGTACTGGGGGCGACCTGGCTCTTTTATGTAACCGCCCACGTCCCTGAATTCATCGAGAAGGGAGCAAAAATCAAAGCATCAGTAGGCAACGCAAGTATAGAAATAGGACGCAAAAAGACAAATCAGGATGAAGTATCACAGCCCGAGGAGCAATTTGAAAGCACAAAGGAGGAATAAAATGGAACTGACACTTGAAAGACGCTGGAAAAAAGACAGTTATACGATTGGAAGGTTGTACATCAACGGTACTTTCTTCTGCAATACCCTGGAAGATAAGGATAGGGGGCTTACCCAGGGAATGAGCAAGGAGGAAATAAAGGCAAAGAAGGTCCAGAACGAGACCGCAATACCCAAGGGGAGATACAGGATAAGTATGCGTATCAAATCCCCGAAGTATTCCACAAAAAAGCAGTATGCGAAGTGCGAGGGTTATCTTCCCAGGTTGAAGGATGTCCCTGGCTATTCCGGAATACTTATACACATCGGGAATTGGGCTTCGGATTCGGCTGGATGCATCCTTGTTGGGGAAAACAAAATCAAAGGCGGTGTCGTAAATAGCACCACCTTCTTCTGGAAGTTATATGATATCCTGAAAGCGGCAGATGAACGCAACGAGGAAATCTGGATAACGATTAAGGATTAAACCGCTTCTTTTCTGGGTCTTCCCACAGGATTTCTCTCCCCGGGGTCGGTAGCGATATTGCGTATCTGCTGTAATCGCTTACGAAGTTCCCGGGTTTCTTTATTTTCCTCCTCCAGTTTAAGGACGAGTTCGATAAGTACATTCATAGGGAGTGCCATCAGTTGCTCCCTTCTTTTGTTTCTTTCTTCTGTTGTCATTTGTCCATAATTTTGCCACAAATATCGACAAAAATAATAACATTTCCAAGACCCGATAAATATTGTTTTTTAAGCCCTACAACGAAGGTATAATCAAAAAATGAGTGGTTATACCTGCGAAGGGTTCATACCCCCTAAAACGGGCTAAAAAGTGGCAAAGAATGGGTATATAAAAACAAATCCCCCCGGAGATACCCGGAAGGATAAGCCAGGAGAACCCTGGAGAAAAAAAACAATCAAAAACAGTATGAAACTAAACTATATCATCAAGAGATTTTTCAATAGCCAACAGAATTTCCTTCTTTTTCTCACCTTCGAGACCTACGTGCTTGCGGATAATTTGTATATCCTCGAAAAGGTTATCAAAAGTGTCATTCACATCATCGAAGTCGGCAACCAGTTCATGGCAGAGACTTTCAAGGTGGAAACTATAATCCTTTATCAACTTATCCTGGTCGTCTATAATTTCTTCCAGGTCGGCAATCCTTTTCTCGTGCCAGATAAGTATCACAGCAACTAAAACTAAAATAATAATTAAACAAGTCATAACTCTTTTACTCCTTTTTCTTATAAATATCAGGATTGACCGAAAAAAATCAACAATTATTAAAAAAATCTTTAATTATTTCACTTACACAGAGAAGGCACATATCAGCCTTGAAGTATATCTCTCTCCACCGCCTTATTTCATTACCTTCCTCTACGTTTATAATGACCGGGCTTGCTGGGAATGCTCTTTTAATTTGTTTCTCCACATCCATATCCAGCGGCATCTGCAAGCAATATGATGATGGGGAGTAAAGTGATAAAAGCGTTATGCCTGGTGCTATCTTCATTTTTGCCTTTTGCCTGGTTTTGTTTTTCACCCCCTCGTATAAGTGAAACAACCACATCTTTTTATCAACCTCGGGAAACATTCTTTCTATCAACCTTCCAGCATCAGTATTATGGCATTCCCCGTTTTTCCTTAACCCCCAGATGATTTTATTGCAAACCACTTTGTTGCATATCGGCTTTCCTTTGGAGACATTTATGCACCTTACTCCCTCGTTGTCAATTACTACCTTATAATTTTCAAACCCCGGTATTTCCTTTTCCATCCTACGCAAATATACAAAAAAAGTTTGGTAAAATAAGGATTTTTTCAAAAAGCGTAATATTTATTTATGTCACGTGATAAATGTTTATTTTCTCGTATCTTTTGTGTATATTTGCAAAAAGAGAACAAGACCGGGTAGGTTGTCATCCCCAAAAGGCTGAACCGGAATAAATAATAGGAAGATAAGACCTGGAATAGGTGAGTACGGGAGGGGATGCCTGGAAAACCTGTTCCGGGTTTTTTTGTAAATAAAAAAAATCATTATATATCATGAAAAAGTTTTTAATAAACAAAATCTACGACGAACCTTGGGGTGTTCCGGAGAGTATTCTGGACAACCTGGATGAGGCATTACAGCCAGATGGTATTGAAAAGTTTAGCCCGGCTCCTGGCGAATTCTTCATCGAGAAAGCGGAACCCCTTGGGAGAGTGGTTACCTTCGAACAGGAGGCATTTATCAAGTTTATGGTGGAGGATAAGGATTTCTTCTTTCAGGTGTATCCGCTGGTCAATCAGAATTGGTTTTTCCCTTTCGAGCTGAGAGACATAGTGAGAACAATCAAGGACCTGTACTATTCCGGTATTCAGGTTACCTATAATAGTATATTGGAAGCGATGACTGCGAGGTACGACATGGCTGACGAGAGTAGGGCTATTTCCTGGAAAATCATCGAAAGCGTACTGGAAGAGTGCCAGGGAGATGAATGCTTTGAAGGTCTGGATGTGGATTGGTACAAGGTGTATTTCATCGAGCGGCTTCTGAAAACAATAAAGATACCCACAGGGGAATGGATTTAAAAGGGTGTCAGTTTTGTCATCCTTTGGAAGTGCGTAGAATGGCGATTATGGCAAAAACCTTAATAGAAGCGTCTGTAAAGGGTGACAAAAATGCCATACTTAATTGGAAAAGGGTGACAAAAATGTCGCAAAAAGGGTGACAAATTTGTCATACAGAAAATAAAGAATAAACTAAAGAAAAAGTTGGAGAGAAGATGAAAGCAGAAAGCAAGACCCAACCCCATACATACACAGTCATCCCAGATACCTTGTTGGAAAAGGAAACACTATCCCTCAACGCAAGGGTAATTCTTGGAAAAATACTCAACCTCTGCAAGAACTGTAAAGAGATTAAGATAAGCAATCAACGCCTATCCCAACTCATATGTGCTGACATAAGAACAGTCCAGCGAGCGAAGAAAGAGTTAGTAGAACTGGGGCTTATCACCATCATCCAGGAGGAAAAGGGAAGAGGTAATTTGGCGGACATCCAGGTGCATAGGGAGAAAGTGAATGGGTTCCTGGGATATAATTACTTCGAAACAGAGAGAATTGTAACACCGGTTCTTCCAACACAAAACGATTACTATAAGAATAAAAGGAAAAATATATGACAACAACAAAGAAAGACTTGGAGTACTTCGGGGACGGTCTTCAGTATAGGTTCGTAAAGTCCCTCATAGAAACCCCTTCAACTTTTGTGGAGGTGGAAAACTACCTTAATCCTGACCAGTTCAACGATACGGGTCTGGTAGATATCCTGACGGTGATGAAGTCCTTTTACAAAGAGAAAGGGCATACACCAACATATGTGGATTTGGAGTACAGACTGAAAACCGATATCAAGGACGTACAAGAGTTGAAGTTGGCTTACACGGCATTTAAAAGGTTAAGGTCGGACGAACTGAAAGACGGAATGGATACAGCCAGCGAAGTGGGTCTGGAATACGTCAAGCGTCTGGAAACAATCAGGCAGTTGGATAACGCAAAAAGAAGCATCAATACGTCAGGTTACGAGGACGACCGGCTCACCAGGATAGTTGATGGGTTGCAGAATATCCTTGGCACTACCACAGCGTCTTATTCCACACCAGGAGATTTGTGGGACAACATTATGGACGAATCAAACGAGGAAAAGGTGCCTACCGGCATAGAAATACTTGACAGACAAATGAATGGCGGTCTGGCAAGGACAACAACGGGATTGCTTATAGCAGGCACCGGAGTAGGCAAGACCACTTTGTTCAGTATAATGGCTTGTGAAGGTGCAACGCTCGGTTATAAGGTACTGTACGTCTATTTCGAGGATAAGGATACGGACTTCTGCCGCAAATTCTACTCTCATATAACTGGCAGATACACCGACGATTTCCACAAGGACAGCAGTAAATGCAAGGAAGCAGAGGAAGAGGTTAAAGCAATCTTCAAGGATAATCCGGACGTAAAGAAGGCTTTCTATGAGAATGTCAGGGCTATGAGATTACCCAACGGGGAGACTACGGTAGATATGCTAAAGGCAAAGATAAGAAGCATGATTGCCGGGGGATGGAAACCTGATGTTGTATTCCTTGATTATATCGGGTGTATGAAGTCTTCTACCGACAACAAGATGAGTGTGGAGAAGGAGTATGCTACGCTTGACAGGTGTATGAAGCGGCTTGATTCCTTTGCACAGGAGGAAAACTTCGCTCTATGGGTGGCACAACAGACAAACAGGGATGGTTCAAAAAGCGAATCGAGCGACAGGATGGGTAATATCCAGGGCAGTTTCCGCTTAACGCAGACCGCATCGGCAATCCTCTACCTTGAAAGGAACAACGATGACAGCGATGATTTCAACCGGATAAACCTTTACCTGGACAAGTGCCGTGGAGCATCATTAGGGGCTTGGAAGAACGCTTATCTCAACAACGGTACTTGCCAGATAGACCTTGCCAACACCGAGCCTGATGACCCTTTTGTTGAAAGAGAGCGACCACCCTTTTAGTAAAAGCGCCAAGGATGGAATTGTTTCAAAAAATCTTTGTATATTTGCAGTACAAAAAAGAAACAAAAAGCATCTTTGAAAAATAAACAATAAAACAAAGAAAAAACAAAACTTATTTGTATATTTGCGAAAAGAACAAAAAAATAGTAAAACTTTAAAATTAAAAAACTTATGCACAACAACAATTTTGATGGTCGCACCGCCAGTTTCAAGGTGTCTGAGTACAGTACCAATTTCGGTAAGGGTAGTGACAGGTATTTTAGCAACCTGGAAGATGCTAGAAAATATATGGAGAAAAATCGCCCTATGGCTGAATTCAGGTTCGGTTCCGATTTCTGGCTTTATAGAAAATCTGGCAATACCTGGGTACCTGTGGAGCGTCTTGGAAAACATTTCGTTTAGTTAAAACCAGGGGTATTACTTTAAAGTAAGGAGGAATAGATTTATTCATTATTGGTAATATATAAAGGTATTAAGTATCAACTATTTAGAAAGTAGGTTCGCTGTGATAGTGTGCTGAAATCACTTTCCCAGGATGGGCTGACCCCCTACCTGGGACCTAATCAAAAAAATAACAGTTATGAAATTCAGGGAATTAAAAGCAACAGAAGTACAGGTACGCCCCACCGACACGAAAATAAAGGGGCAGGCAACGCTCCTGCTTTATCAGGATGCAAGAGTGTTTATGGATATCCTCGACGAGACAGTTGGAAACGAGAACTGGCAAAAAGAATATTACGAGGTAAAGGGTAACGTCTATTGCAGGATAGGCATACGTACAGAAGATGGCTGGGTATGGAAGGCAGATTGCGGTACGGAGAGTAATGTTGATGCAGAGAAGGGAGAAGCAAGCGATGCAGCAAAAAGAGCAGCAGTATCCTGGGGCATAGGACGGGAGTTGTATTCCTGCCCCAAGATAAAGGTAAAGGGGCTTCCTGACAGTTATTACTACAACGACAAACTCACTATGACATTCTCTGTAAAGAGCATCACATATGTTGATAAAAAGATTGCAAGCCTTGTCATAGTGGATAGGTTCGGCAAAGAGGTTTATAGGTACGGTGGCGAAGAAGAGCACAAGCCGGTTACCAAGAGCCAGGAGGAACACAAGCCGAACAGCGAGATACTTCGAGATTTCTGCTCGGTAAAGAAGACCGAAGAAGGAACAGACCAGGACGACCTTTTACGCTTTTTCAAATGGTACAAGGAAAGGGTGGATGATTACAGCAATATCCTGAAGCCCGAAATCATCTGGGAGAAGTGGTGCTCGACAAGAAAGACTGCTTAAAATCTTCACATAACTTTTTTATTTATTATGCGGAAACCCCTAGGTCAAAAGACGAAGCCTAGGGGTTTGTTGCATCTTATCGGCAGTAATCCGCTTTCCAAGGGGGAGATTTATATTCTTTCGGCAGCAGATTTGAATTCATCGAGTACCGTACTATCCCACATTTTGCCGTAGTGCATAGTCATCCTTGTTTGTGTATGCCCGAGCATTTTAGCCGCTGTTTCAATACTTAACTTATACTTATTCAGCAGCATATGGCAATAATAGTGTCTTGCGAGGTGGAAATGAAGATGTGTCTTTACCCCAGCCATATCTCCCACCACCTGGATATATGAGTTTATTTTCTGGTTGGAAATCATCCTAGGGAGACCATGATACTTCTCCACCACAGCCACGGCACAAGGCAGAAGGATGGAAAAGAACTCCACATCGGTCTTCGCCCTGGACTTGTTTATAATATAGGTATCGCCTTCCTTCTTTATGTCATCAGCGGACAAAGCGGCACAATCACAATATGAAAGTCCGGAACCGGCAGCGAATACCCACATATCCCTTGCCCTTTCCAGCGACGGGTTAAACGAGAGGTCCAGGTTGATTACTTTGTCAATCTCTTCCGGGGTAGGCACCTCCACTTTCTTTGCTTTCTTGCTTATCTTCTCCTGCCAGGGTGATACCTTTGTGTAGTTGTTCATTACCGCATAGGTCAGCAGGCTCTTAACCTTGGTCTTCATCCCGGCACCGGTACTTTTCTCGTATTTTCCATCCACCTTGCTGCAGAACTTGGTACAATACCCGGGAGTAATGGTTGATACCGGCATATCCTGGTCCAGGTCTTCAAGGAACAGGGAAATGGCTGTACGGTACTTCCTATAACCGGAATCTATGAGCAGACCACTATTCACCTTCTTCTCCAACTGCTTGTAAAACTCCTGGACAAGATACTTGATGGTTTTTCCGGGTCGGCTATAACCATTCCTTATGAAACTTTTCAACCCTTCAACGGAAATAGTTTCACCGTCAGCCAGGCATTCAGTCTCATAACGATGAATGTTTTGCTCCACGGCATAAAGGTAATCGGCTTCTGTTTTGAGGTAGGAACCAGGCTTACCCCTTCTTGGTAGGTTGTAAAAAAATCTGTTGCCGTTGATGTTGATGCCAGCCTCGATAGGAGCATAACCTGCTTTTGCTTTGCTCTTCCTACAATAAAACTGGACCGAGAATGTGTTTCTAAATCTCTGCATAATGCTTTGTTTTTAAGGTTTCCAGTTTTGTAGCCAGCCCTTTTTCCAGTCACATATTATGCTTCGTTTAGAAAGAAAAAAGCCCCACAGATGCTTCTGTAAGGCTTTTGTTTCTGTTTTTGCTCCCCCTCGGGGACTTGAACCCAGGACCAGCAAAAAGCATATAATGAGGAACTTACCAGCCTACATAAACTTTCTGGCTGCAATATAGCGAAAATAAATGAATAAACCAAGCCCAAGCAAGGAAAAAACAAGCCAAGTCCATAGCCCAGCCTCATACTTGGGATGGACAACCTTCTCAACCTCCACCGGCACCGGCTTTTCCTTATAAACTATTGAATCCCGGACAACAACTTTCTCTTTGACCTGAACCGGGATATCTATGCTTTTCTGCTTGTTCCTGATTTCCCCGGCAAGGACCGACTTACTGGTATCAACCCAAGCCTTTGCCTCTGCCAGCCCCGTTTCCAGGTACAGGGTATCAAGCAGGTCACTATAATCCTTCACATACTCCTTCTCCACTTGGTACTTGATAGTCGTATCCCGTAGATATACACTATCCCTCACCGTCACATACTCCGTCTGCTTTATCGGCACATACTGTATCGTCCTGCACCCCCACAGAAGAAGCATAGCCAGTAATGCCGTAAAGCTTAAAAAGCATCTCTTCCTCATTACTCATCAAAGCAAACAGCTTTATTTTCAACCTTTATCCGGATAACAGCATAAGCACCGGCAAGGCTGTCATTCATTTTCTCCGTAGAGGCAAAGTTCCTGATGGAGTAGTTGTTCATGACCTCCACAACCCCTGGGATGAGCCTGATGCCATTTACCAGGTTTTTAAGGTTCTCGATTGCAGAGGAGAAGATGTCGATATCATTACTGTAATCTGGCAACAATCTGTCCAGGTAGTATAATGTTATCTCGTAGGTGGTAGTGTTTTCCAGCACGGTATGATTGCCCGTAGGAGAGGAGAAAAGCATAGGATACCAGTCAATAGCCATCCCATTTATCTGGTCCAGCGAAGTTCCGGCAGCAGAGAAGTTGATAAGTTTTTGTGCCTTACCCATTTCCCCTATTTCAGTAAGTAAAGTCTTTAAATTCATAATCTTTTTCTTTAAATAGTATTTACTTTTTTCCTCATTCCCCTAAATTATTTTTAATGAAAGGGGATTTTTTGCTTTAACCTGATATTTATAAGTGTAAAAAGATAACAATATGACAAAAGCACAAGAAAAAGAAATAACTGGGAGAAACCACTTCATAAACGATTTTGCCGGGCAATACTTTATGGACTTCACCCAGAATGAATTCAACAAAGCGGATGTAAATCTCACAGCGGTCACCGACACAGGCAGAACATATCTGGGGGAAATAAAGTGTTACGACGACCCTGACCATCCACGTCCTTTCTCCAAGTACAAGGATTACCAAATAGATTACGACAAGATTGATTACCTGGTAAAGACCGCACAATCCCAGGGGAGAATACCGATACTATATGCAAGGTTCGAGGATATAACGCTTGTATGGAACCTGACAAACATCCCCTACAAGGAAAGAAGGAAATGGGTGAAGACAAACAAGAAGGGAGTTGATTACGGAGAAAAAGAATACTCCTGGCAGACGTATCTGTACAAGGATGAAGCGGTATATGTCAAACCAACTGAATAAGAGACAAAGATTATGAATGAATGCCAAAACAAAAGACAAACAAACACCTGCACGAAGCCAAGAAAAATAAGAATGATGAGTTCTATACCCGGTATGCAGACATAGAGAAGGAACTCACCCACTACAAGGACCAGTTGAAGGGGAAGTGGGTGTATTCCCCCTGTGATGATTTCAGGTGGAGCGAGTTCAAGAACTATTTCGTGACCAATTTCAGCGACCTTGGCATAAAGCACTACACCTGCACGAACTACGACCTTGGTGATGGAGCATGGAGATACGATTATGACGGAGAGAAAGAAACGGCGGTCCGACTTGAAGGTAATGGTGATTTCCAGAGCGAGGAATGCACGAAGATTATGAAGGACTGCGATATCGTCATCACCAACCCTCCATTCAGCCTGTTCCGGGCATTCATAAAGTGGCTAAACTATGACGGGGAATGAATATAAACAGTTTTGAAACAGAATGGATGTGGGGGCGGAGTGTAACGGTAATGATTGACAACTGTGGAAGCGTTGAAATACAGTTTGAGAAAGGATATTATTACGGATATGTGACCGACTTGAAGGTAGCCCCGGACAGGAGAAGGGAAGGCATAGCAACAGCCCTGATGAATAAAGCCGAAGAGGTGATAAAGGACAAGGGTCTTGACGAATCCCAGTTGAAGGTACAGAAAGACCACACTTTCCAGTTTGAGTGGTATAAGCGGCTCGGCTATAAGGTGGTGATTGAGGATGATGACTATTACTATATGAGGAAACTGCTTTTATAAGGAGGAAGCAACTATGAAAGATTGTTTGATAATAGGACCAACAACCGCCCTGATGTATAAGAATGTTTATCCTCTGTTACTGGATAAAGTGTTGAAGGTAGGTATATGGACTTTAAAATGGATAATAGTAAAAGACAAAAGCGTAGTAGGAGCATACTGGTTCGCAACCCTCCAAGTGAATAGACCGGAAGAAAAGAAACTGAAACTCACCAAAACCTACAACCCTGATGACTACCCCAGGTTTGATAATGCCCCGGACATCATAGAATGCAAGAAAAATGTTTTGATACCGAAAGACTATCAAGGTAAGATGGGAGTACCGATTTCTTTTTTGAAATACTACCCCGAACTTGATTATGAGGTGTTGGAACATAGAGGGGACTTGAAACTTAATGGGAAAACAGTATATGAAAGACTGATAATAAGGAGGAAACTATGAAGGACTTTATCATCGTAGGCAACAAGAACGCTATGCTGTGGAAAACAATCTTCCCCAGGTACTTCTACAAGGAACTTTATTTCGGCTATAACTACATAAGCAAATTCAGGCTCCCGGACGATAGTTATAACTGGTTCCAAGGTTCCGGAAGATGGTTCTCGACCTTTTCAACCAAGAAGGACAATCCCCCATTACAACTGGTTCCCTATGACCCGGAAAGACACAGGAAATACGACACCTACAACGCAATCAACACAGACAGCATACACGATGTACCGGACCTGGAAGAAGATATCGAGATAGGAGTGCCGATAGGGATAATAGATTACATCAACGAAGACCAGTTTGAAATTACGGGAATGCTTTGCAGAGGTTCCGGGGATATAGACAAAGCAAAACCGATTATAGACGGAAAGCACTTATATACAAGGGTGCTTATAAGGAGGAAACTACTATGAAGGACTTTTTACTACTGTCAAACATAAACACCATTACCTATAAGGAGTTTTTTCCCTTGTTGAAAGGAGGAAAGGCTAATACCGGATATGTTTTCAACAAAACCCTTGATTTCGAGACGCCGGAAGGAGAAACAAAGAAACAAACAGGGATATGCTGGTACACAACCTTCCCTGTCATCCACAAACACCTGGTACTTACCCAACCATACAACCCTGAGAAACACAAGTCATATGACAACTACGACGCCATCAACGTGGACAAGGTTAAGGATATCCCGTACGATTACGAAGGCACCATGGGGGTTCCAATAACTATTTTTGGCTATGACCTGGATAATGTTGAGGTAATGGGAATGGCCGCTGGAAATAGTGCCGTAAATGGTTTTGGGAGCCAAGCAGGATATACCAAGCACAAGAAGGACAGAGGTGGGTGCCCGGTTTTAGATGACGAAAGGGTTTATCCAAGGATACTGATAAGGAGGAAACAATAAATGACAACAGGCGAGATAATAGCGGGCGTACTTCAACTGATAATAATAGTCATAGCAATATGTATAGACGATGATTGAAAGGGAAGAACTGCATAGGCTGCTTGATAAGATGCTTGATTCAGGAGATTGTGTAGGTGATTATCAAGATGCGGTAGTAGATGAAGGGGGCACAATAAGGATAACGGACATACGCCTGGTAATAGAAGAGAGAAATTATGTTTTTATACCCAAAGTGGAAAACAACCCCCAGGAATAATGAAAAAATGGCATATTAAATGGAAGGATTTTTTACAAACTCCCAGATTTTAGAAAAGTACCTGAAAAACGGTTTGATACAGACTTGCGTCGATTGTCAGTTTGCAAGGTTATGCAGATTGGACCCCTGGAAGATGCAGTACAAGGAAGATTTTTTCCAGGACCTGATTGCAATCATACTGAAATACGATAATGCAAAACTAAACGACGTAGAGAACAAGGGATGGATGAATGGATGGCTGACCCGGGTAATACTGAATCAACTATACAGCAACAGCAGCGAGTTCTATACGACGTACCTGAAACCGACAAGCGAGAAGACACATATAACGATAGACGAGTTTAAGATGAAAGATGACGGAGACGAAGAAGAAGATTGAACAGATTGCAACTGCTTTGATTGAGGAAGAGTACATCACCCATAACGACGATGAGGATGATGAACTATACTGGAGCAAGGAAGCATTAAAGCAAGCGATAACACCCCTGGAAAGGAAAATATATATCACGTACCTGGAACAAGGGAGTTATGCTGCTGCAAGTAGATGCTTCAAAGTATGCGTCCAGACCTTTAAGAAGTACATAAATAAACTGAAAGCAAAAATAGTGAATTATGTTTGTGAGCATATTGACTAACCTGCTTTTGATAAACCTGATTGTAGTTCTGGCTCACGAATCAGGGTTTTTCATTTCCCTGGATGAATGGGTAAGCAGCAAATGGAAGTTTCATCACCTCCCCAAGATAATGATGTGTGCTTTATGCCAGACCTGGTGGTTATCATTACTTTATATCATCATCACCCCAGGGGCATTCACCTTGCTTAACATCCTGCTTTGTTTGGCTAATGCACATCTTACGGAAATCACCCAGGGCATATGGAGAACAATCAAAACAGCGATAATGGATATTCTGGGGTGGATAAACAGCAAATTGTAGCCCCGGGAACGTAAATAATTGAAAATGAATAAGAATACAAGTTTATACAAGACTATGGAAGGAAAAAAACTAACGAAAGAGCAACACGAAAAACTAATACCCTACGAAAAAAACCTGGTTGCTGCTTATAAGAACAACTTCGTACATATGAGCGGAAGCGATTTCGAGGAAGTGGCAAAGGTTTATGCAGAGATATTCCAGCCCCTGACCAAATCACAGATGGGTTGCAATACCTGCAGGCTTAATGCTTTGAGGAAACTGGGAGAACTCTTTACCAAATTCGGGGGAGAGGAAAAGAAAGCAAGCAAAAGAGGAAGACCAAAGAAACTAGAAAATGCCGACTAATTTCATAACAAAGATAAATCAAGCACAAGTAGCAGAGTGGGTATCCCAGGGTAAGACAAGAAAGTTTATCCTGGATGCTTTGATTGAATCCGGGGTTAAACCAGGTCAAGCGAACAACCTATACTACGACACTCTTAAACAGATTGTGCCTGACCCTGATTTGTTTGATAATCATAAGAAGGTGATAATACAGCAGAACCTGGACCGCTTGGAGAAGATTATTGAAAACTGCATAGATGGGAATTCCGGGGATAAGAAGGTTGCTTTGCAGGCGATAGATACGCTTAACAAGATGATTGGAGTGTATAACGGGAATAATGTAACCATAGCCAAGAACCAGGAAGGGGAAGAACTGATACAGATAAGTTTTGACAAATGAAAATTGTTTTTCCACCACTTGAACCCTGGCAGCAACCGGTATATGATGATGTGCATATTGCCGGGGGTACAGGTAATGTCTATGTGGTGAAAAGCAAGCGACAGGTGGGAAAATCCTGCTTGGCTGCTTTGTTGCTCATAGAATACGCTCTCCTGGATAAATGCATAAGCGTAGTTGTAGAACCGACACAAGCACAATCCAGGAGGTTATTCAAGCAGATTACAGATATGATGCAGAAAACAGGTCTGGTCAAATCTGCAAACTCCCAGTTATTGACTATGGAGTTCAGCAACGGGAGCGAGATACTTTTCAAATCAGCAGAACAGAGAGATGCTTTACGAGGCTTTACCGTATCCGGGCTTCTGGTGATAGATGAGGCTGCTTTTATCCCTGATGCTATATTTGAAATCCTTTACCCTACCTGTGATGCAAACAACGCTCCCATCCTGGTAATATCAACCCCTCTGTTCTGTTCCGGGGAGTTCTATAAACTTTACACCAGGGGAATGAACGGGGATAGCCATACAAAGTCCTACGATTGGAGCACCTACGATACAAGCAAATACCTGTCCTCGGAGAAACTACAACATTACAGGGAAACAATAAGCCCTTTGAAGTTTAAAAGCGAGTACCTGGGAGAATTCATCAGCGAGGGTTCGTATATCTTCGGGGATATCAACAACTGCATCTACATAGGGGAAAACAAAACAAAGCCTGTATATGCCGGTATTGACTGGGGTGCAGGAAACGGAGGGGACTGGACGGTTATGATTATGATGGATGAACTTGGAGTGGTTACCAGCATAGTTTCCTTTAACGACCTGGGACCCGTGGAGCAGATTGAGAAACTATCCAGGATAATAAATGCTACCCCTAGCCTGAAAGCGGTGTGTGTGGAAATAAACAGCATAGGAGCGGTGTATTACGATATGCTTAAAAAGAAGGTGGGAGAAAAGGTGAAAAAGTTCAACACCTCCAACGAAACCAAGAGAAGCATAATCGAGCAACTGATATCCGCTTTCCAGACTTCTTCCCTGGGTATTCCCTATGATGAGGAACTGATACTGGAACTCCAACACTATACTGCTGAAAAAACACCCAAGGGAGGTCTTACCTACAACGGGGCTGATGGTGTTCATGACGACTATGTGATTGCCCTTGCCCTGGTCTATGATGCATATAAAAAGAGATATAACAGTTCTTTCTCCTTCCGGATGGTTTAAGTGTAGCCCCGGGGAGATAACTGCTTGATAATGAATTAAAGTACAAGTTTTATGACGACTATAAGTAAATGGGAAGAAATGACGGTTGCTGACCAGATTAAAATGAAGGAAATCGGGGAACTGCAACTGGCTACCGAAGACGAGAAGAATTTGAAGGTTGCCGCACATCTTGCCGGTATTCCTTATGATGAGATTTTGCTTATGCCCCTGGAAAAGGTGAGAGGGATTATGAATAACACGGAGTTCCTTCTTCACCAGCCGAAAGCAAACAAAGCACGGAGAAAGTACGAAATCAACGGGCATACATATACGCTTTTCAAGGACCCCAGCGAGATGAGCGTTGCGCAGTACATCTCATTCCAGCAGATATACAGGGAGGGCTTTGATAAACGACCCTTGGAGATGCTTTCCATATTCCTTATCCCGGAAGGGCACAAATATAATGACGGGTATGATATGGAAGAGGTTATGAACGACCTGCTTGCTTTAAGTATTCCTGATGCCCTGGGAGTGTGCGATTTTTTTACGGAGCGGTGCTTGAAGTCAATAGAACGAATGAAGACGTACTTCGCCCTGATAATGGGAGTGGAAAAACTGAAAGCACCGAAAACAAAGAGGGAAGCAATCAAAGCAGCGGAGATACAGGTGAGGCTGATACTGGACGGGTTAAAGGAACTGTATGGCTCTCTTGCATCGAGGCTATAAGCGACCTTACCAAGTACGAGTGGGATAAGGTCTTCCAGATGAGTGCTATGGAGTTTTTTGTCTTCCTCAAGTACGTCAATTACAAGCGACGCAAGGAGGAACTGGAAATAAAGAAGTTAAAGAAACGTAAGTGATGGAAATAAAGTGGAACCACCTGCTTTCCGCCCTTGACAGGTTTGCAGACAGGTTTATAGAAATAGCAAGGGAAAACATTCTTAACAACGGGTCGAATGCTTCCGGGGAACTTGGTGATTCCTTGGAGAAGATTGTTGAAATCGGTGAGGATAGTTTTTCCGTAAAGATATCCCTGGCTGATTACTGGTACTACGTAGAGCACGGAAGGGGACCGGGTAAGTTTCCACCACCACCAGCCATACAGAACTGGATAGAAGTAAAACCTGTCAATCCTGTCCCGGGTGTGGATGGAAGAACACCTACTGTACAGCAACTCTCTTTCCTCATAGGGAGAAAGATTGCCCGGGAAGGAACGGAACCGAAGCCCTTTTTCGAGCCTGCAAAGCAACAGGTGTTACAGGAACTCTCCGACGCTATTGACCAGGCTATTGACGACGATATTGCAGACTTTATCCAGGAGGCTGTTATACGTAAAATGGAAGAGACTTTCGGGAGGAAATAACTATTAAAAAAACAAAAAAATGCCATCACTTTATACCAATCCAATTTATAAGGATACCTACTATACCACCGGGGCTGCTTCTGTAAATTACCGTATTGAACTGGAAGGGGCTAATATCTTTTCCGGGAAGGCTGTACGGTACCCAGATGCAGATGAACTCCAGATAAACATAAACAAAATATGCCGAAACTACCTGGAAAGCGATATCCTTGCCCTGCTTGAAGAGCTGCCGCTGTCGGTGGAAACGGAGCAGCAGCCTCACGGACAACGTACTTTCAATCTTTATGTGAATGATGTGAATGTCGCTGACTACCGCTTTTACCAGGATTATTCCTACAACAGATATGGAAAGGCTGTTACCGGTCTGTCAATCAACATATCCAACCCCATCAACGGTCATTATATTCCTTCTATGCTTAAACTTAAAAGCACGAGGAACAGTACAAACGACCTTTCAACCGTATTTACCCAGGGAGTTGTCGGTCCTTCTGCTGCCCTTGGCTATAATACACA